TTCTGGATTGGCTTGAAAATAAGGACCCGTATTCGGGCAAGCTGAGATCGGAACTTTTAGCAGTTGCTTACCGGGACAATGATGGGGAGAGCCTCATCAATTTGTTCCAAGGCTTTCAGAAGGAAAACGTCGTCGTAAATCCTGATGACCAGCAACCGACAGACTCCCCGGAGGAAGAAACTCCAGCGGAATCACCTGACGGACTTAGTGAGCTGGTGGCCCCCGGAACGCCTAAAACCGGGTCGACAGGCGCTCAGAACGAAAGCGGAAAGAGGATGTGGAATCAGAAAGAGATTACTGAGTTCTATACCTATAAGAACGAGTTCATCAAGAAGAACCCTGAAAAGGAACTTCCTGAAAACGTGGTCTTACTGGAACAGGACTTATTTAAGGCTCAGCATGAAGGCCGCATCAAATAAACTTTACTTTTTTCGTTTTGAGGAGATACAAACATGAGTTTTCCATTAGGTACACCCTATGCCGGTTCCGCACCGGCCACGGCTTACTCAGGAACTTTTATTCCTGAAGTATGGTCGGGCAAGCTGGTAGAGAAATTCTACAAAGCTACTGTCCTTGGCGCTGTCGCTAACACCGACTACGAAGGCGAGATCAAGAACTACGGCGATAAGGTCCAGATTCGTTCGCGGCCTGACGTCACGATCGCCGACTACAACGCTAACCAAGAGCTTGCGGTCACCCGTCCTTCTGTTGCTAAGCAGACCATGAACATCGACAAGGGTAAGTACTTCAACCTTGCGCTCGATGACGTCATGGAAGTTCAGTCTGATATCGACCAGCTGTCGATTTGGGCCGAAGACGCTGCCGAGCAGATGAAGATCAACATTGACAACGATGTCCTGAACACCGGTCTCGTCGATCAAGCCGCAGCTGCCAACATGGGGACCACGGCTGGTGCTATTTCCAGTTCGTACAACTTGGGCGCTGCTGGTACCACGTCAGCCTTGTACATCAACAAGGTCTCTGCTGGTACTGGTGACGGTTCTTCTGCTTCCAATGATCGCGCTGTTGTCGACTTCATCGTTGACTGTGGTTCGGTTCTGGACGAGCAGAATATCCCTGAGTCCGGTCGCTGGATGGTTATCCCTGCGTGGCTTGCTGGTATGATCAAGCAGTCCGACCTCAAGGATGCATCTCTGTCCGGTGATGGTACGTCCATCCTGCGCAACGGTCGCCTCGGTATGATCGATCGGTTTACGATCTACATTAGCAACGTGCTCACCGCTAATGCTACGTATGCCACGAACTACCCGGTTCTGTTCGGTACGAAGGCTGGATTTAGCTTCGCATCGCAGGTAACCAAGCTGGAGACAATCCGCTCTGAGCGCACGTTCTCGAACTTGCTCCGTGGCCTACAGGTCTACGGTTACAAGGTTGTGAACAGTGTCGCACTGGGAAGTGCTTGGGTACAACGAGGCTAATAACCTCGGGTAGACCCTGAACCAGCCCCCGGTTGCAATCATGTAGCCGGGGGCTTTTCCCGAGGAGAGAGTTGTGGCTAAGTCCTATCAAGATGTAATCTCAGAAGCACGAGTCCTGTTGCAAGACACGGACAGCGACAGCTACCGAAACACTGAAACCAATCTGCTTGCGATGCTGAATCGCGGCCTTCAAGCCCTTGCCCGTATCCGGCCTGATGCTTGCTACGATCTCTACTCTGCTAACTCGCTGGAAGTACCCGAGTTGGTGGAATCAAGTCCCGGTGCCGGGCAAACTCTTTACACCGCTGATTTTGGGCTTGAGATGCAGTTCTTTAACGCACTCGTCCACTATGTCACCGGTATGGCAGAAATCGTCGATGACGAGTACACTGAGGACGGTCGAGCTGCAATGCTGCTCAACCAATTCAAGATGAACGTACTGGGGATGTAAATGGCTACTGAATACACCGAATCGATCGAGAATGTGCTGAAGGACACCATCCCCCAATTACCGGGAGCCATTCGCTCGGTTGTTGCTCGCGAGTGCCGATTGGCTATGCGAGAGTTCTTCGAGAAGTCCCTCGCTTGGATTGTGACTGTCGAGAACGTTGCGATCCCTGACGGCGATACAGCCATCCAGATTACAGACTCCGATGATAATACTGAAGTGATCGCGATCATGGACGTGAAGATCGGTAACGCCACTGACGGCTACACCACGCTCCAGCCACTTGGCGGAGTCCCTGACAAGATTGAAGGATCAGCGAGCCGGTCCTATGGCTGGTACGTTACATCCAACCCTGACGAGCTGAAACTCCATCCTTATAACGAAGGCGTCAGCGGCGATGACCTGCGGGTTACTGTCGGCCTGATACCGGCGTTTGATACGTCACTGACGGATACCGACCTGCCCCGCCAGATCACCCTCAAATTCTATGACGCGATCCTGAATGGAACGTTGTCGAGGATGTACATGCATCCTTCTAAACCCTATTCCCAACCGATGTTGGGGACACAGTTGCGCCATAACTTTTTGCGTCAGATCGGTTACTATGCTGCACAGCGCAAGAAAGGATTCAACAACTCGCAGAACTGGAGTTTCCCGAAAGGCTGACCACACGACTGAGGCAGCGATATGGCTGATAACATCTTATTTGCAAACAACGCCAGCGCATTGCTCGCGGCCACGATTACCAGTGCAGACACGACTATACAGCTCGCGTCTGGATTCGGTGCGAACTTTCCTTCTCCTACAGGTGCTCAGTACTTCCTCCTGACGCTGGAAGACGACGCCGGTAACATCGAGATTGTGAAGATCACTGGCCGTTCTGGTGATAACCTGACAATGGACTCCGTTGCCGATCGTGCGCAAGACGGTACGACTGCACAGGCGTTTACTTTAAGTGTTACTCGCTGCGAGATTCGTCTTGTCGCTCTTGCTGTTGAGGAATTCCTCCAGAAGAACGGCGGTGCGATGAGCGGTGATGTCGACATGAATGCAAACACCATCACCGACGCGGTACTTGCTGGTGCAAGCACTCAGATCACCGCTGGTGAGATTGTCAATGTACCTATACGGAACGCTGCTGGTGTCTCCACTAACGAGATCGCTGTCCCGACTTCACCCGGACGGGCCACGGTAGGCGGCGCTGCGATCCTTGCAGCAGGCGATGACATCGTTGCCGAGTTGGACACCGCTGGCGTAATCATTCTTGACAGCGCGACGATAGGTGTACGAATTCCTGCGAGTGCGTATTTACGTGTTGAGGGATCAACCTCCGGACATTACTTCGGGATTGACCATGACGACACGGATGTAAACATCACGTTGGGTACCGTCACGGAGATCAACATCCCCGGCACGATCAATCTGACTGGTGACCTGAAGATGAACGAGAATGAACTCTCGAACATCCAGATCGTCGACTTTGGTATCAAGGAGCAGTCGGTTACGGCGCTCGCATCGACGGACCTCGACTACACGCTCGGGTCTTACGTCAACCTCGCCTTGGCGGTGAACATCACCACGCTTACGTTCAGCAACTTGCCGACAGTCGGTGTCGCATCTTTCCGCCTGAAGGTGACTCAGGGAACCGGTGGTCAGACGATTACATGGCCTGCGTCACTCAAGTGGCCGAACAACGGCACGGACCCCACCCTGAGTACGGGAGCTGGTGAGATCGACTTCATCGACATCTGGACTGATGATGGCGGTACGACTTGGTATGGTGCCTACAACGTCGACTGGGCATAATCATGTGGCCTTTCGCCGGAGGAATTCTTAACGCCCTGAGACGGACCATCCGTGTTCCGGGCCAAGACTCGCCCGAGAGTTGGGATGACTTTGCTGGATACCCCTACACGGCTTATTCAGGTCTCTACATCAACCGCGCTACGGGCGGCGGCGCAGTGGATGGCTGGCTTGCGAGGCGGACTGGTAGCCTCTATACGGGGCAGACGGACCAGTGGATGCACTCCGATTACAGAGCATACGTCGACGTCAATGATTACGAGTTCCGTCTTGTCAACGTCACAGGCAGTACCTCATTCCTAACTGGTCATTCTTATCTCACCACGGGTTACGGAGCCGATGACGGGTGGATAAGTGGTCACCTCGATCCCTACTGGTACGTCTGGGCCACCGGCTCCGAGTTCGGTAGTGCGGATCATGAAATCAATGGACTTATTCAGTGCCGCGAGAAGGCGAATACGGCTAACATTGTAACAGGGGACATCACCCTGAGAGCTTGGTATGAGGGCTTTTTCTGATGGCTGGCATCAAACTTGAAATCTTCCAAGGACTGATCCCACGGGCGAGTAATCGCCTCCTGCCCCCCATGGCAGCTACCGAGTCCAAGAATACCAAACTCCTGAATGGGGAGGTTCGAGGCTTCCGTGCGCTACGTGAGGAGGCCGACTTCTCCAGTGGTTCTGTAACACCTGTCAGGTCTGCATTCCGGGTCGTTGATAACGATGGCGTGCTCGCCGACACATGGCTCACATTTGATAGTCAAGACGTAGACGTCGTGCGTTCCCCTATCGTTAATGATGGATTTGATCGGTACTACTGGGCTGGCGATGCCACCCCGAAAATGAACTCATACGCACGTATAGAAAACGGCGATGACCCGTATTTGCTTGGCGTCCCGGCACCCGTGAACGCCCCGAGTGTGACGCCCCCTGCTGGCTCAGACGAGACGCGAGCTTATGTCTACACGTTCGTAACACAGTTTGGAGAAGAAGGCCCACCGTCGCCCCCAATCGTCGTCAGTGGTAACGCAGGTACGTGGGCGATTACTGGCATGGATACCACCATCCCAGACGAAGTGAGCCGTGCGTTCGACGTTGGCGAAGGAGCCGTGGTTAAGGTTTACCGAACTGTAACAGGTGGATCAAGCTCGAACTTCTATTACGTCGATGAAATCTCTTGGGACACTCACGACGGCACCTACGATGATTCGGAGGCGACGAGTGATGTCGCAGCCAATAATCTTCTGGAGTCGACCAACTGGTCACCGCCACCAACTGACTTGGATGGTTTCGTCGTGATGCCGAATGGCTACCTCATCGGATGGGTTGGCCGTCGACTGGTATTCAGTGAGCAATACCGTCCACATGCATGGCCCGCTGCTTACGAACTCTCAACCGAGTTCCCGATCGTCGGGCTTGTTGTATGGGGTTCCACACTCGTGATTGGAACCAAATCACAGCCGTACTTCGGTCAAGGTGTCAGTCCTTCATCGTTCACACTGCGAAAACTCGACGCTGTTGAGCCGTGTCTATCTCGTCACGGGATGGTCGCGACGACTGCTGGCGCGTACTACCCATCCATCAACGGACTCATCCTCGCCAACTCAAGCGGGGCGCAGGTGATCTCACAGGACATCTTGACGAAAGAGGAGTGGGAAACCTACCTCCCTTCATCTATCTTCGCTGCCCAGTTGGGCCTTCAGTACATCGCATTCAATAGCGCGACGACTGGCTTCATCTTCAACCCGACAGAGCCTCAGACGAAGCTCATTGAGCTTGAGGGTTTCTCCGGCGTCGATGGTGTCGAGACTGACAAGTATTCTGGTAACGTACTGCTCCTGATCGATGATCGAGCATGGGAGTGGGACCCGAGTTCTTCGGAGCGACTGGCATGGCGCTGGCAGTCAAAACTGATTCAGACCCCCGAACCGATGAACTTCGGAGCGTTTCGAGTGAACTTCAACGTCGGTAGCGAGGACATCACTGATGACATCACTGGCTATTACGGTGCATACAACGCCTCATTATTTGCTGCGGTATCGTCCGGAACTGCGGGACAGATCGAGGAGCGGGGGCTAAATACCCTGAACGGACAACCTCTCGGCGGGTGCCCTGCTCAGGCAGATGGCCTTGTCCCCGGATGGTCTGAACCTGAGAACCGACAACCCCTCGGCGGGTCTTTGATGTACCCCGAGACATTCATGGGCTTCCAAACCCTTGCCGTGCGTGTGCAGGTAAAGGTTGGACCGGACGGCGAGATCAAGTACGATAAGGTCATATATGACGAGGAAATTTATCGGCTCCCGACCGGGTTCAAATCGGACCTCTGGCAATTCAACTTTACAGGGAATACTGACCTCTACTCGTTCCAAGTAGCGACCACTCCACGTGCTCTAAAGGAGGTCTAGTGGCCCAGATAATCCTCGGACCTAGCCGAGCGTATCCGAACATCCCGACGATCGGGGAAGATGTTCAATCGCATACGAACGCGCTAAACGCGATCATCGAAGCGTTACAGATTCACGAGCGTCGGACTTCCGATGTCCTCGATAGTTTTGTGCGGGTGGGTGAATTGGAAACTCTGGGCATCGTATCGATCGACGGTAACGTTGTCAGTGATGTCGCCACTGAGGAATCGACCACTCATCACCATGACTCGACTTACCTACGTCTGGATGGAACCAACGATCCTGTAACAGGGTCGGTGAGTTTCTCGGGCGGACTCTCCGCTACTGGTCTCACTGCCGGTGGCGTGATTGATATGTCTGGAGCCACGTCACTCGACATTAGCGGCAACACGATCAATGCAACAGGGTCATCCATTACCGGTGCCGTATCTGCGACAGGTGCTTGGACATTTACCAGCACGACCACGTTCAGAAATGACGCGGGCATCACGATTGAGAGCGGTGATGGTGTTGAGAGCTTCTCCATCCTATTCGACTACGCTGTCGGTGACTACTACGGCGTACAGATAAAGGACGATACTGGATACGGAATATATTTCGATGCGGGTGGTTACCAGTACACCGTAGGGAAAGATGCTTATGACACGTATGTCGACTCATCCAACCCTACCTTTGGTGACTCGCTGAGTTACTCCATCGGCTTCATTAACGAAGGCTGGAATGCTTCACTCGCTGAGTGGGGTTTCTACGGAGACACGCTGTTCCA